ACATCATACAGTTTCATTCTTGTCTTGTCAACACCAATCACATCTCGTTTATGTCTTGATGGATCAGCATATCGGTTCTTCAATTGCTTTACCATGATTTGATTTAGTTGCTCTAGTTGTTCTGTTACAATCAAAGCAACAAAGAAATCGGCAGTTGCAGGAAGACCAAAGGACTCGGATGTATCTGTAAGGTCAGGATCAGATGAACCATAGCCACCTCTGGTTAACTGTGTAGCAGACCAGATTGGCACATTATGCTCTACAGCGAGACCTCGTAACTCCTCAGCAATGGCTTTAATGTATGTGTAAGAATTAACACCATTGCCAGGTTTAATACGAGCCGAGGCACAGATATTAAGATAGTCAACCATGATAACATCAGGCACAAATCCTTTCTTGAGGTTTAGTTCATTCAACAATGATCTAAAATGAACAGTGGAAGCAGAGGCAGTTGGATACTCTTTAACAATCAACTTACCATTAGTCTTTTGCTTTAGATTTTCAATCTTCTTGTTATAGATATCTTTTGGTAGAACCATAAGATCATCCATTGATACATTTAGAACATTGGCATCGATACGCTTTGCCACTTCCTCTTCAGCAAGTTCCATTGAGATGTATAGAACATTCTTGCCTTGGTTTATGTAACCAGAAGCAAAGTGACATAGAGTAAGTGACTTACCAACGCCAACGCCAGCCATAACAATATTGAGAGTTTTCTTTGGGATGCCATTCTTCGTAATCTTGTTAAAGTAATCTAGGTCAAAAGGTATTCTTTCTTCTACACGATGATAGTATTCATATCGTTCTTGGGATTGATCAATGTAATCGTGACCAACATTCGGATCAAAAGAGATAGAAAGAGCATCAGACAAAAGAGATGGGATAGCTCCTTTTGTAAGTTTACCCTTCCCATTCATAATCTCCAATGAAGATGTGATAGCATTATAGATTGCCTTTTCCTGGCAAAACTTTTCAGTATTGTCAATAAGCCAATCTTCGTTTGTCTTTTCTGTGTCATCATTGAGAGTTTTTAGTGTCTCTCGCATTGACTTAACAGTATCATCCGTTGTACCACGAATGTTGTTAATCTCAATATCAAGAGCATCAAACGTTGGTTGCTCACCATACTTGAGTAAGAAGTCGGCCACTTCTTTGAAAAGCAGCCGATCTTCCATATTACCAAAGTATTCTTCTTTCAGAAACGGTAGAACCTTACGAGTGTAGTTCTTGTCCTTGATCAGGTTCTTCAGTATCGTCTGTTCTAGTCTCACTCACACCCTCCGCATCTGATGAATCAATCAATAGTGTATTAAGAATTAAGCCCAATGTGGCATTGAACTTTTCATTCTTTCTCAAAGTAGTCATGGACAAATCATTTGTCTTGATGATGTCATAGTCATAGAGTAGGCGAGGAATGTCATCCTCACCCATCTTGAATGTTACAGTAGTATAACGATACACTATCCCGGCGAAAGGGTCAAGCATTAATTCAACAGGAACCGTAGATCCTGCTTCTTTTGCGTTGAACAAATCATCCCGAAACTTAAAGTCTGTTCCTAGTTCCATTATCAATCCTTTATAATTGTGTTATATTTGGCTTTCAGTATCTTTGCGACATAAACATCCAATTCAACATCACCAAAAGCATGTTCATAATTTGGATCTAGTTTATATACACTCTGAATAATATCGTAAGTATCGATGAACTTGATCTTCATACCATCCAAACACTCAATCCCATCCTGACGTGCTTTGGTTGCAGCAGGATGGGTTTCATCATGGCGAGACTTACCTTTTGTTTCTTTATCAAAGCGATAGATGCGCTGATGAACACTATAACCAGTCTGTCCAACATATAAACACTCTCTTTCATCTGCACTATAGATAGCGTATAATCCAGGTCTCATTGTTAATGATATACGTTTATCTTTATCATCATATATGTGAATGTGTGTGTTTAGTCCGTTAACATACTCCTCTTTAATTGTGTAGAATGGGGAATTGATGCTGCTAACAACAATCTTATGTGCAACATCAATTGGTTCAAAATGCATATCACCATACACATCTTTATACATCTTATGCCTCTTCAGTTTCCGTAACGTTATACTTTCCATAAAGGAAGTCTGCTTGACAACCCTCATTTATAGCATCTAAAATCTCTTTTGTAAAGAACTTTTCTGGGTTCTTCTTAATTTCTTTTTCAAATGCTTTAGTTCCATTAGGAAACTCAAAACGAGTTGAGACCTTATTAACGATACCATACTTTTCCGCAAGATCAAGTAGACCATAATACTTGTCAAGACCCGATGAATAGTTAAGCCAAGTTTCCACTCTCTTGTCTTCCACAGTCATACGTGACTTTTTAAGATGTGCGGTAATCACAGCACCTGTTCTACCATTGTCATCATCAAGTGCCTTATCTTTCTTCTTTGATAGAAAGATGATTGTTGATGCAGCATACTCTAGACCAGAGCCACCACCCATCTTCTTCATTGGTACATATGAACCAACAACATCATAAACGTGATTAGTAACAATCAATGGAACTTGAGCCTTACCAAGTTTCAATGTAAGAACACGGAATGCACCACGAACCAATTGGGCTCTTGTCATATCTCTTGTGTCTTTACCATCGGCGATATCTTGCATCTCTTTATCAGTTGAAAGATTGCCAAGACTATCGAGAACAAACACCATTGGTGGCTTCTCTTTACCTTCAAGATACTTGTCAAGGATCTTTACTGCCTGTGTTCTAAACTCTTGAACAGTAGCCACAGGAACAATACCAACACGCTTTGCGTCAATGCCTCGATCAGTAATGAATTGCTTTGAGATAGCAGACTCGGACTCAAAGTAGAAAACAAATCCTTTTGGATTGTCCTCTAGAAACTGCTTCACCACATTCAAGGCATAGAATGTTTTACCGACAGATGGTTCACCAGCAAATGCTGTAACTTTGTTCTGTGGTAATCCACCATAGATTGAACCTGATAGCAATGCATTCATAGCATAGTTACCTGTGCCAATGAAGCCTGACACATCACCTGCAGCAACACCGTCATCAACGATGCCTGCATACTCATTATCGATTTCTGATATTAGATTTTTAAAAATGTCTGACATAAGTTTCTCCTTCTTGTCAATTAGTTGCTAACAATCTCGTTACGCAACTTCCTTGAAGTGTTTTTGTAGTTCTGGTGACAGTTTCTTTAATAGGTCGCCACTCACACCTACACGAACAAGATTAGCCAATTCGACTATGTTGTTCGGTGTGATACCTTCACTTGGCGTAAACTCATAAAGACGGGCAGGTGAATGTTTATGCTGGTCGTCTTTCTTACTCTTCGCCATGATAGATCCTTTCTTTTGTAAAGTCATATACAGTTGGACACTTAGATGCTTTGTAATCCCAAATCTCTTTCTTTGTGTTTAGTTTTTTTGTTACTGTTTCAAACTCCTCTGCTAGATTTACACCTCTGTTCAACAAATGTAAGTAATGCATATCTGTTGGAAAGTAATATAATCCTGTTGCTACTGCATTGATGCCATCGTCATTGTGACGCATAAAATTGAACTTGGCCTCAAACGATTGAATGAATGACTCGCTTTTTGAGTTTCCTCTGATCAAGGATTCGTCAACATCACAATAGCTGCGCTTACCAACGTCTCTCCAATACTCAGTATCGTTTCTAAGTGACATGGAATAATGCATGGCAACAAACTGTGCAAAATTATCAAACAACATGCGACAAGTCCAGTTATAACTTTCACGATCATACTCTGTTACAAGATGTTCATCCTTATCTCTATCAAGCGCACGAAGCAACCTAACAAGAAACATATGAACACTATACAGTCCATTACTTTCTAGTGGTTCGATAAAACCAGCAGATAGACCAATAGCAGTAACATTCTTAACCCATAGTCTTTTTGTAACACCTGCTCTAAATTTAATCTTACGAAACTTTTGATCTTCGTGTAGTTTACCAATGCTTTTCAGATGTGCCTTAAATTCTTCTAAGGCGCCTTCGTCAGAGATATACTTATCAGAGAAAACATATCCAGTACCTATACGACTCCACAATGGTGTATGCCAAACCCAACCATTACCAAGAGCATGGCAGTCGGTGTAAGGAACAATCTCTTTGCGCTTATCATCAAAAGGAACTTGTGCAGCCCATGCAGAGTTGTTTGGTAGAATATCATTGAATGATATGAATGGTTCATTCAATGCTTTACCAAGAAGAATAGAAGCAAAGCCTGTGCAATCAACAAATAGATCAGCGGTGATCTCATCACCACTATCAAGCACCAACTTTTCAATACCATCTTCATTGACGATAGTATCTTTGACTAATGCTTGAATGTGCCTAACACCTCTTGGCTTTGCGTATTGATCTCTCAACCAAATAGCAAACTTGATTGCATCGAAATGATAAGCAACATCATTTCTAAATGTATATCCAGGCAATACACTTTCAGTTGTAATACGATTAGCATTAACTAGTGACATAATAGGATACATATTGTCAGCATAGTCCGACACAGGAGTTTCGGGATACAGAAACTTCTTTAGATACCAATCATTCTTACCATACGTGTTGCCTGTAATATCAATCAATCCAAATGGATAGTGAAATGTACCTGAGCCCACTTTGTAAAAGTCTGTGAAGCTAATCGACATCTTGTAAGTAGCATCACAGGCTTTCATAAAGTCGGTGTCTTTGATACCGAGTAAGTTCAACCATTCATTTATATAACCTAATGTGGATTCACCAACGCCGACTGTAGGTGTGTTTGGATCTTCAATAAGAACAATCTCTCGGTTATCTAATCTCTGTATGAGAGTAGCAGCAGTCATCCAACCAGCAGATCCGCCGCCAACGATTACAATCTTATTGATTGGTTTACTCATGAGAAGAAATCCTCTAGACTTGATTTGTGTTCTGTCTTCCAACCAATAGCATCGAGAATGATCTTCAATGGTTCCAGAAACGATTTGTTGAACTGTGTATCATAGTCTATATACTTGTGTAAGTCAAGCTCTTCCGGTATACCGCCAGCAGGAAAACTGATGACATTTGACTGAATATGATTTGGTTCTTTCAGATAGATATACTTTAGTTTCTCGCCTGTCTGTATCAATGGATACTTAGCATTAACATTGTGACTGAATAGAAGATGATTATATAGAATAGCACCACGGACGTGAATAGGAGTTCCGGATGTGTATAACGAACCTTCATCCTTCCACTTAGTAATAGCATGGAGTCCACGAGGAAATGCAATGTCCGCAAGAGGTAGATTTGGAAAGTCACGACGGAAAGTTTCAATGAAAGATATGACAGCCGCTTCATCTGCTCCAAAGATAACATCAATAACCTCTTTTAGTTTTTGCCTACATGCTGTTGGTGTTGAACTCTTTACCATCTCTAAGCCCATAACCTTCTTCTTAGGTTGTGCATACTGCACACCTTCAGAGTTATGAACGTTTAGAATATATCTCTTCTTGGTAGTCCAGATTGCTTTGTCTGCCAAGACCTCTCGCTTCATGACAATCTTTTGTTGAAAGACGTTAGTGTAATCACCAAGTTCTCCACAAGCCTTATCAATAACAGGTTGCAGTTTACTTTCACATACTCTGTCCAAGAAATTGATGGCTTTCGCAGTATCTTTAACATCACCAGGCAGCGTTTTATATACCAGTTCTGCAAGGTTGAGATACACCGAATCAGTGTCAACCGCAATAACGAAATCATCATTTGACTTTAGTACCTTCCTGAGATAGTCGTTAAGTGATCTTTCGATCCACCGTATGGATAGTTGGCTAGTAGTCGTGATTGCAATCGCATTGCGAAGATCGAAGAACCTAAAATACTTCGAGCCCATTGCGCCGTATAGTGAATTAAGGGAGACCTTCTTGCTGAGTTGGAGGTTTTTGAACTTAGCAATTTTCTTTTTAAGTTCTGCCTTCTTTGCTTTGTCCGTCTCATTCTCGTATTGTGTCTCTGCATCTAACATCGCCTTCTTATATACTTTACGATCATTGAACATCTTCTCAACC